TGGTGGGTTAAGGAGCAAAGCGAGTTCCTTAACCTATAGTGTCTCCCGACACCACCACCTTAGTTGCTAACTAAGGAACCCCAACCCTCCAGGCTGGGGCGACGTCGGATACTAGAGTTCCTCTTGGAACTCAGGTATCGGCGTCCACCATGCGTTATTAGGCACTAGCCTATAACGGCCCTCTATCACATGCTTAAGTCGCTCCTCGTCTAACTTAGTTGACGAATTCACTGTAGGCGCAAGCCCATAGCGAATTAGAGCAGCCTTACCCGAAATCAACGTCCCTTTGTTAAGGGGACGAAGAATGCGGTTGGGCTGCCCTGGGGTTACTAAAGCAAAGATAGATTGCAGGTCCTTTCCTCCGTGAAGAAGCTTCGGAACCAATCTGGAATATTTCTTCCAAATAGGGTAGAAGCGACTATCACAGAATTCATTTACAGAACACCACGAGCGTAATTGGTTTAAAAACCAAATAACGCGAGTCGTGTCTGTAATTGGCTTCTTAACGAAGAAAGGGGTTACGTCTACACCCTCATAGAAGTGTTTACCACAGGATTCTCTGAAGAATCCACGAGCAAATGACTTCTTAGAGTTCACAGTAAAACCTGCGAAACTCAAGATAACTTCGAGAAGGTTATAGGCAGCACATGGCAAGATTATATCATCGCCATATACGCCTACGACGTCGTCAATCCCAAGATGGATAAGGCACGCACGCGCGAGAGAGTAAAATATCGCACTCTCAAGCTCGAACGTGAAACCATTACCCATAGAGGAGAACATTTCCCATCTGTGGCGTTTGCCAGAGATCAAACCGGTCTTAGACCGGATTGCATCAAGGTACGAATACCATTGATAAGGAAGCAGCTGCATAACAAGCGCACGGGTGACTGAGTCACTCGCGCTCGAGAGATCTATAGTGGCCAGGCGGCCGTCTACAGATCCTTCTCGTGCTAAGCGCTGGTTTTGCGTCTGGTCATTAAGATCGATACCATGGCGACGAAGACGTCGTCTGATATGAGATCCTACGCCAGCCTGCAAAAACATGTTCAAATCGGGCTCCTTACAGGCAGCACGATCTATTGACGAATTTTTCGGCACGGTGAAGGCCACGTTACCCTGAACAACATTGAACCAGTTATCACTGGAACCATATTGTTCTGTTAGGAGCTCCTCATATAGAGGGTAGGCCCTAACGGCTGCAACGGCAAAGCCGTACGCATCCTGAGTAACGTCGCTTTTTCCGACAATCTTGAAAAACGCATCTCCCTGGCTCCTCTTCTTTGAAGTTGAGGCGCCATTTGAGAATGTAGCGTTAACTACCACATCAGCGGAAAGAGGTCCCAATATTCCAGCCATAATGCGCCGTGCATAGTGAAATACTACGCTAACGTCGGATGGCAGTATGCCATCGCTTGGAAGTAGACGACAATTTGTCGCTGAGTTGCGCTTCTCCGAGGCTTGCATCTTCTCAAATGCAAGTTTCTCTCTCGCTTCTGCCGAAACACCGCCTTCTAAAGACGGATGCTTCGACAAGAAGACGTCGCAAAGATAACTTAGACGGAAATCGTCTATGTCATCGGAACGACGTACGCATTCAGATAAATCTGAATGAATTTGTCGAGATAGATCGGGGAAAGAAGAAATAACATTCCTGCTATTGCTAGGAGATTTCTTATGCATCGGATTATCCTGATGGAGAATTGAGCTTGTGACTTAGTCACAATAAACCGGTGGACGCTAAGCGTCTCCCGGCGCGGGTTAGCCATAGATACCACCCAGTTTAACGACACAGTCGTTAACCAGGGTCTTATCAGTAGCTAAAGCATCAGCGAACATACCAACAATATCGTTTCGCTCAGCCTCAGTAGAGGTCTTCGCGAACGTAAAGGTGGCAGACGCAATCGCTTGACGAACGGCAACTGGCGAAGATACGTTATTGATGATCTGGTCTTGAACGACCGGAACCATCAGACGTAACTCAGCTTTATAGTTGTCAGCCGTCTGGCGAAGAGAGATGCTAAACCGCGGCTCTCCAACAGGCACGCCGGTAGTTTCTACTACAGTACCAACATTCTGTTCCACGTTACGTGGAGTAAATGTATGGCTCTTGGGAGTTGCAGCTCGGTCCTTTAGGACGAGGTTTTGCAGCTGTGGCATGCAGATTACCTTTTGGTAAGTTGACGAATCAGCGCTAATGCGCTTATCGAGTGAGAAGTTGAAAAAGGGCTTTTGATATACGGACGTGGAATTGGGAAAGATGTGATAGGCTCTCGCCTCATCGCATTAATCTCGAAATCACGTTCGAAAAGCCCGTTTTGAGATGATGAAGCGGAGTTGCGCCAAGCCTGTGCAACGAGGGTTCCCCCTCCTTGCGCATAGCGGGTGCGACTACCGCCGACCAACTCAAAGCCTAAGGGCGCAGTTATAGCCTCAAGAAAAGTTCCTATAGGTAGGAACCAATCGATAGCAAATGACCAAGGCATTAATGCCCAAGCCACTTGCTGAGGCGCCAGTAGCCCAATCTGGTTCAATAGAGCCAGTTTTGGATTAGCTACCGTACAATATAACTTAACTGTTGTCCCCAGTTCAATATTTCCTCTGGAGGTATTGGCTGGGAACCCGGATAGGGCCGTATTATACGGACCACTATCTTGGGACTTCAGTGCCCGAGTAACTGAGAAGTAATTCCGTCGCTTCCCGGCATCCCATACATCAAAGGTCTTTTTATAGTCCATTAATGCGGAGATGTCGTTAATCAACGGAGTCCAACCAAACTGAAGTTCGAGCCATCGGCCGGCAGGGTCCTTAGTGGACCACTTACGGTTAGGATCGACCTTCAAAGCATTGAGCGCACCTTTCCAATCGCCGTGTCTCACGGCGCGGATCGTCTGCGTCAATGTTTTGGTTGTTTTGGCTAAATGCTCGTAAGTACTCTTAGCTTCAGCTAGGCCTTCGCCTAAGTTGATATTAGAGTTCTTGAGCTTTACGAGAACCTCAGTTTCAGCTCTCGCTAACTCATTAAGATCCCACATTACCATATCTGATTGACCGTGGAGAATTTTCTTCAGATTCCAGTTAAAATTAGTAGCAGGAACGTCACCAGAAATGGATGTCGTCCTACCGCTAGAGTTAACGGTCTGGGAACACTCCCCACGTATATCACTCAGTGATAATATGGTCTTACGGTAAGCCAATGGCGGTCGCCACTTAGTTCGAGTTTTGGTCGATTTACGAACGTTATCACGTTCGACGATCCATTGCTCAAATTTAGTGTTTACGGTAGTCTTATCTGAGATAGGATTACCGTTGCGATCTACCACTACGGTTCGATATTTTGCATTGCCTTTGTAGACAGTGCCCACCTTGACAGGTGCCGCTACTTGCATGGTGTTCCCTTAATAAGTGAACTAAGGGGCCATACCGTGACGATAATATCGAGTCACAGCCGCCTAAATCTATTGACATGGCGGAGCCCCAGTGATGGGGCAACTCTTTGGAGAGACCTTAATGGTCAGTCTTGCAGAGATGTGAGACAGAGAGCCCGAAAGGGCTCTCCACC